TCTGCTCGTACACCTTCTTGTCGGTGCCCTCGACCGTGCGGGCGTCCACTACCTTTGACGCCCAGAACTCCCGCTTGCTGTTGAACGCTTCGTAGAAGTAACCGGTGTTACGCCGTGGGTTGGAAAACGCCATCCAGAACCTGTTGGGTGTGTTCTCTGTAAAGAAGCCCGATGTCACCGCCCAGATGGCGTCGTCGATACCGCTGGCCTCGTCGAAGATCACCATCACGCCGTCGAAGTTGTGCACACCCGCGTAAGCGTCGGGGTTCTCCGCTGACCAAAGCCGCCCCTCGACGCCCCAGTAGCGCGTGCCCTTTTTTAAGTCACGCTCGACCAGTTCCGTCAGCCACTTAGCTGGCATCAGCCTGGTGGCTGACACCTCAAACCAATGGCTGTTGATCGACATCGCCAGCCACTTTGTCAACTCGGCCCAAGTGATACTTCTGAGCTGGGACTCAGAGTTAGCCGAAATAATGGTCGTCGAGCCGATGCGCGTGGACAGCATCCAGTCTGTGATCCAAGACACCAACGCCGACTTGCCGATACCGCGTCCAGATGAGACAGCCATCCGCAGCACCTCGAAATCTATCTTGCCGCCGTTCTGCTTGATGTGATCCGCAATGCCGGTGAGCACCTCGCGCTGCCACTTGCGCGGTCCAGTGAAGTGCTCCAGTGGCGTGCCCTTGACGCCCCAAGGGTAGGCAAACATCACAAACGCCAGCGGGTTGTCCTTAATGGCTGGCGCCCATAGGCGCGCCATCAGTTCTTGCTCATCCTGCGCGCTGTAGCGTGTGGTCTGCATGTTGTAGCACTTGGCTGGGTTCGTTTTCGATCACCATCAATGTTCGCCGCTCGGCCTCTTGCAGCGCGGCGGTGATGCTGATCGACTGGTTCACATCTACTGTGATGGCCTGCTTAGCCACCCAGCCGTGGACGTTTTGCAAGATCGCCAGCGCCGCCTTGGCGTCGCCTTGCGCGGCTGCAATGTGCAACTGCTCGCTGGCCTGCATCTCGCCCTCTGCGCGCCCCTTCATCTCGGCGTACTCCGCGATGCTGTCGAACTGCTTGAGCCTGGCGTACTCCGTCGGCAGCATCCCTGCGGCCAGTGCAAGGTTGTCGCCCTTGAGCCCTAGACGCGCTGCTTTGTATATGCGTGCAAGCCTGTCTTCAGTCGCTTGCAACTGACGCGGCTCGTATGGCAGGGTTTGGAACATATTTGCATTTTTGCATAAAAAATAAAAAGTTTACAGCGGTAGTTTTTTAGCAAAATAAATTTTGTTTGCAGCCCCTCCGCTAGCGTGACCGGTCGGCCGTCGGCCCCCTCCCCCCCCTGATTTTTTCTGACAAGCTGCCAGGCAGGCAGGCGCTGGGTCATCTGGGTCACATTGTCGCGCGGCGCAAGGCAGGCAGGCAGGCAGGCGCGCAGGCAGGCAGGCAGGCAGGCAGGCAGGCCATAGGTCATTTGGGTCATTGTTGGCGATGACCCAGATGACCCAGCTATGGCGCGTGATGGGTCATGGCCGTGAGTCTTGGGTCATCTAGGTCATATTGTCACGCCGGGAAAATCGCTTGACCCCCTTTGCGGGCTGACGGCGTCCACACTGTCGCGGCTTTGGGCACTGTACTTATATACAGTATTATTAAACTCTATATAGCTATCAAATACATGACAATTTGACCCATTGACCGTGTTTCTCCAATGAGCGCGCATGGGTCATGTGCTCGTCAAAACTTGACCCAGACTTGGCCGCGCAATGACCTAGACATATTTTTTGTAGGGTCATTGCATTGTGCAAGTAATTGCCTTACACTCTAGCCATCGCAACGTCGCGATGACACTACAGTAAAGGCAAATATCATGAACAAATCAGAAATCCGCGAAATGAAGTCAATCTCCCTGTACGTTGCGGCAGGCATGAATGACACAGCCGCGCGCAGTCTCTCTGCCCTGATCCGCGCCGCTCGCACCGCCAAGAGCCGCGCCGCGCTCATGGAACAGGCGCGAGCGCTCAAATTGACTCAAGAGCCTGACTTCATCATCGGCTAATCAACTAGGCAGGGTGCAAACCCTGCCGCTAATAAAGTACAGACCATGCAAGACGCTATCCGCTCATATCTCTACCGTCGCCAACAGCAACAGATCAACGCTAGCGACGCTTGCGCCGATGCAGCTGAGCACTACGGCATTCACCCCGACGTGCTCGCTCGCCATTTGATCGATAGCGGCACCGTCACTGGGCGCGACGCTGACAAGCTCGCGCTGCTTGCCTCTGACGTTTGCGCCATGTGCGACGCAATGTGATGTTCAAAGTAATCGTCACCCGTCAGGATGGCACCTATTGCGAATCCATGCGTTTCGCGTCACTGTCTGACGCTCGCGCATGGGCGCAATGGCAAGAGCAAACAATGGGCCGCATCGCCCATATCAATAAACTACAGTAAAGGCAAACCATGCAAAATTTCCTAGGCTATATCGCTTATGAGGGTCCCTCAGAGATTGACGGCGCCCCTATCGTCGTCATCGTCAACAAAATCTACGACGACTCTAAAAACGACAAAACCGGCGCCATTGTCCAAACGTTCATCATCCGCTCTGACATATCACCCATCGAAGCGCTGAACACTGGCGCCGACGAGAGCATTTGCGGTGATTGTGAGCACCGGCCATTTTTGACTAAGAAAACCGGCAAAGTGCCATGCTATGTACAAGTAGCAAAATCGGTTCTGTCGGTTTTCAATGCCTACAAGCGCGGCCGCTACACTAAAGCCGATCCAGCCACAATCGCCAAAGCGCTTGCCGGCAAAATTGTGCGCATCGGTACCTACGGCGACGGCGCGGCCGCACCGGTGCGCATGTGGTCCAAGATCACACGTTACGCCGACGGCCGTCGGGGTTATACGCACCAATGGGACCGGCCGGATTTTGATGCTGCAGCATGGGCGCCGTTAGTTATGGCCAGCGCTGATAGCATCGACCAAGCGGCAAAAGCCAACCTACTAGGTATGCGCGTGTTTCGCGTTTCTGTCGGGGTTGACGTACAAGCGGGAGAGGCCATGTGTCCCGCCAGCGCGGAAGCTGGCAAGCGCTCAACATGCGCCAAATGCACATTGTGCAGCGGCACTAGCATTAACGCTCGCGATATCGTCATCGCCGATCATGCGACCGGCCATGCTCGTCGTGTGATCAAAATTGGGGTTGCAGCATGATCGAACAAAAAGCATTCCCAAAATTTGACAAGCATGCAGATGCCACATGCTTTCATTGTGCGGCGCCTATCGGTAAACAAGGCAAGCCCTTGTTCTATGGTTTCCCACGCGGCACCTATGGTGTGTGGTGTGGTGCGTGCGCCATGCGCACCTACTATGACACACCCGATGCTACGGTCAAATTTGACAAAAAGGGAGACCCGATAGATTTCACATGCTCATGCGGCTGTGCGGTCCCCTATGCCGATTGGCCCGTGCAAGACTACAGCGGGTATCAGTCTTGCCCTGACTGTGGCATGGTTTGATTTTCAGGGTTAGGGGCTGTACCCCTAATCCGGACAATCGGTCCGGTAACAGTAGAGTAAACACCATGCTAGATTTTGAAAATTTGATTGAGCGTATGCGCTCGGGCCAGTTTGCGGCATATCACCCGGTAACACGTTTACGCATCGGGATTTATGACTCATGGTTTCAAGCCATGGCCGCTGTCAGTGAGGTTGCAGCATGACTACCTACACTTTTCAGCGCGTCACGTTAAACGGTATCAAGGGCTGGCTTGCCGTTCGTCGCGTGCGCGGCATTTATGCGGGTCAACTTTTCGGCAAGACTAAACATGACGCTATTGCAGCGTTTGAAGTTGACTATGCGTGAACATTACAAAATCGAACGCCGCGCAAGCGCCGCTCTTGACTTTATCGCCGCCCTGGCCATAGGGTTAACCCTGGCCATGCTTGGCTTGGCTTACTTTGACGTCCTCTGGCCATGAGATACAAAATCAAGTCTAAAGCCGATAGGCAAACCGCGTACATGGTCGCGTTCGC